CAAGCGAGATAAACCCGAGCGAATCGCCGTTAGCGTCGCGGAATTTCAAAAGGTCGCCGCCCGTTGAAGCGAGGGCTTCGATGATTTCGGCGGGGTCGCGGCTCCGCTTGACTGTCCATTCACCCTGTCCGGCGGCGTCGTCATTAACTGACACGGTGTAGCCCTTCGAAATGGCGCGGCGGACAATGCCGGAAACAATTCCGAATTCTGTCGGGGTCATATGTTCCGGGCGCGTGGTGAATGTGCCGCTCGGGATAATTGGGGTTTCGTTGCTCATGGTTTAGGTGCTCCGGGTTAGGCTTGAATATCGGAAGCGGTGTAGTGCCCGGACAATTCCGGGAACGTTTTGTCGAAACAAATCCGGGCGGCTTCGATTGCATCCGTCGCGCTTGCCGCTTCAATCTTGAAACCGAAAAAATCTGGCTTCCCCAAGTTTCCCGCCGGGGCGGTTGCATTGGGCGTGAAAGTCACGGTGTACGTTTTCATCGGTCTAGTTACTCCGGGTTGGTTACTTCGACCTAGTAAGTCTAGGTTCCTTTACTAACTATGTCACCAAACTTTGTTGCACGGTTTGAAGTTTTTTTGAGGGGGCGGGGTTTGTTCCGGCCCGTGTCCCGCTTGTGTCAGAGGGTGCGAAATGCTGACACAAAAAAAGTTTAATAGAATCAACGGGTTGCGGAAATCTTGTGTCAGGGTTTGTACCGCGATTCTTTACGTATTTTGACGTTTTGAGGGGGGCGGCGAGAGTGTAAGTTATTGATTTTAAAGAGATAGAGAAAGAATAAGTTAATAGAAAAAAGAGAGAAAAAATAGGATTTTGAAAAACGGACGGGTTCCAAATTGTTTTGGGGGTTTTTAACGCACCGCGCTGCCCTTCCTCGCCCTCCCAAAATTCTCCCCATTTTGCCGCGCCCCCCGCGTTTTTGCTGACACAGTGACACAAACCCCGTTTTTTCTTTGTAATTTCAATAGGTTGCGCTTGTGTCAGCATCTAAATTCTCTGACACAAGGCTGACACAAGGCCGGGACAACCCGAGCGCGGCCCCTTTTCGTCCGGCGCGGCCCTTTCGCGTGGTACCTAGTCGAGCGCGGCCCGGTCCGGTCCCGGTTAGGTTGCATCCGGTTAGGCGCGGTCCGGTCGCGCTTGCATGGTCCGGCGAGGTTGGCGACGTCCGGCATGGTGCGGTCGCGTGGTGCCTAAACCAGTTAGGCGCGGCAAGGCTGGCGGGGTTGCATCCGGTCGAGCATGGTCCGGCGCGGTCGAGCATAGTCCGGCGCGCTTTCCCGAATCGGTGCGGCCCGGACCCTACCCCCCCGGCACCCCCCGCTGTCATGTCGGAGTCCCACGCTCGCCCCGCCCCGCTTGAATTCTCACAAACCACCACACTTTTTCTAAAACTTGGCTAGGCCGACCCCACCCCCTTCATATAGAAACCCCCCCGGTATCTCATTTGGTACCATGCTGTGAATTCGTATATATTTCGCAACAATGCAGCCACTCGTACCTGACATCGAAGAGAGCCTAGCCCTCCCGGCCAGCGCGGCTGAGGCAATGCCTATCCTGTCTGCACATGAAGAAATTGAGATGCGGGCGAGGACAATTAAGTTGATTTCGGATTTATCAAGTCAACCCATTATTCCGGATGAATCTGACAGCGCGTCCGCACAAGAGCTAGCCGTTGAAATCACGAAAAACCCCAAAGCCAAGTTGGATTTGAGTAAATACCCCAACGAAACCATCGCATTTTTGGCGGGAATGGTGGGCGAAACCAACCACATGATCGTGGATGACTTGGCTGAGTTGAAGTTATTTGTCGTTAATAGCTTAATGAAAGAATATGCGGCGGCAGGCGATGCCAAAACACGCATTCAAGCTCTAACAAAACTTGGTGAAGTGGACGGTGTAGACGCATTTAAGAAGCGTAGTGAAGTCACGCACGTGATTAAGCCCATTGAAGAGGTTGAGAAAGAGCTTTTGCAGGTGTTAGAAGGCATTGAGTACAAGGTAGTGGGCGAAGATAGCCCAGAAACTTCGTGCAACTGACACCACAAAACATTTCCAAGTTAAAAAAAGCCTTGCCGATGATGCCGGACAAGGAGAAGCGGCGCGTTGCGGACCTTCTAAAACAGTATCAAAACCAATTAACGCAGGAATTGGGTAAGGAATCCTTCCTAGACTTCATTGATCACGTGTATCCCGGCTATAAAGTGGGACCGCACCACCGAAAATTGGGGCGAATTTTTGAGGAAATCGCTGCCGGGAAGAAAAAACGGGTCATCGTCAACATCGCTCCGCGTCATGGCAAGAGTGAGATGATTTCTTACCTAGCGCCTGCATGGTTTTTAGGTAAATACCCGCACAAAAAGGTCATTATGGCCTCCCATACTGCGGATCTCGCAGTTAATTTCGGACGGAGGGTTCGCAACCTTGTCGGATCTGATCTTTACCGAGACATCTTTCCAAACGTCGAGTTGCAGGCAGACAGTAAGTCAGCATCCCGATGGGGTACGAACTTCAATGGAGAATATTTCGCAATCGGCGTCGGCGGCGCTTTGGCTGGACGCGGTGCAGATCTTTTTATTATTGATGATCCTCATTCTGAACAAGAAGCTAAGCAGGGGCGCACGGATGTTTTTGAGCCAGCGTGGGAGTGGTTCCAGTCAGGCCCAGTCCAGCGACTAATGCCGGGTGGCGCGATCATTGTCGTGATGACGCGTTGGAGTAAGCAGGACTTAACCGGCAAGATTGTGGATCACATGACCCGCGAAGAAGAAGCGGATCAGTGGGAAGTCGTCGAGTTTCCCGCCATTCTTAATGAAAAACCCCTCTGGCCTGAGTTCTGGGGTATCGACGAACTTCTTGCTAAAAAGGCCAGCATGGATGTGCGGTACTGGCAGGCCCAGTACATGCAGCAGCCAACCTCCGAGGAAGGCGCTCTTATTAAAAGAGAATGGTGGCGGGTATGGGAACCAGAAAATCCCCCGATGTGTGAGCACATTATTATGTCGCTCGACGCCGCACAGGAAAAATCAAACCGGTCGGACTTTAATGCCTTATTAACGTGGGGGGTTTTCTTTAATGAGGAAACCAAAAACTATAACATTATCTTGTTAAACTGCATTAAAGAGCGCCTTGAATTCCCTGACCTTAAAGCCCTTGTGCTGGAGCAGTATAAGGAATGGAACCCCGACACGTTCATCGTGGAAAAGAAGTCAAACGGGGCGGCGCTTTATCAGGAGATGAGGCGTATGGGGGTGCCTCTCAGTGAGTTCACGCCGGGTAAAGGGCAAGACAAGATCAGCCGAGTTAATGCGGTTACGGATCTATTTTCTTCCGGTATAGTCTGGGTGCCCGACCGCCGATGGGCTTGGGAAGTGGTCGAGGAATGCAATGATTTCCCAAGTGGTACGCATGACGACTTGGTGGACGCGACAACGTTAGCCCTCCTGCGCTTTAGACAGGGCGGGTTTATTCAGCTTCCATCAGACGAACCTACACCGACCAAGTGGTTTAAAGGCCACAGGCGGGAAGGGTATTACTGATTTAGGAGACGCACATGGCCGTCGATAAAAGTTTGATGGAGGCTCCCCAAGGCATCGCGGCTATGGCCGCTGGAATAGAGCCGATTGAGATAGAGATCGTAGACCCTGAAGCGGTTCGCATCGGCGTTGATGGGATGATGATTGAGATGGGCAAAGAAGAACCTCGCGCAGAGGACTTCGATGCCAACCTCGCTGACTTTATGAGCGAGAACGAACTTCAATCCCTCGCCTCTGAACTCCTTGGTCATTACGACCAAGATCTCGCCTCCCGTAAGGATTGGCTTGATACATATATTAAAGGACTCAAGATCCTCGGCATTCGGTACGAAGAACGTACTGAGCCGTGGCCGGGTGCGTGTGGTGTGTTCCACCCCTTGCTGATGGAGTCGGCGGTCAAGTTTCAATCTGAGACGATCATTGAGACTTTCCCAGCAATGGGTCCGGTCAAGGCAAAGATCATAGGCAAGGAAACTCCGGAGAAGAAAGACTCAGCGGTTCGTGTTGCGGATGACATGAACTATCAGTTGACCGAGGTGATGAAGGAATATCGGCCCGAGCATGAGCGCCTCCTTCTGTCCCTCGCCCTCTCAGGTAACGCCTTTAAGAAGGTGTACTACGACCCATCACTAGGCCGTCAAACCGCCGTCTACATTCCGGCTGAAGACATTGTTGTTCCTTATGGAGCGCCAAATCTTGAGACCGCAGAGCGTGTGACGCACCGGATGCGGAAGACCAAGAACGAGGTCCGCAAGCTTCAATACGCAGGGTTTTATCGTGATGTGGATCTGGGCGATCCAATTCGCACGATGGACGAAGTTGAAAAACAGAAGGCAGAAGATCAAGGCTTCTCGGCAAGCATGGACGACAGGTTCCAGTTGCTTGAGATGCACGTAAACATCGACCTGCCGGGATATCCGGATGTTGATAAAGATAATAATGAGACAGGAATCGCCCTCCCCTATGTCGTAACAATTGAGAAAGGCACTGGAACGGTCCTAGCAATTAGGAGGAATTGGCGTGAGGACGATTACCGAAAAGAAAAACGACAGCACTTCGTTCACTACGGATACATACCCGGATTTGGATTTTACTACTTCGGCCTTATTCACCTTATCGGGGGACATAGTAAAGCTGCAACCTCACTGCTTAGACAGCTTGTTGATGCAGGAACTCTTAGCAATCTCCCCGGAGGACTCAAGTCTAGAGGACTGCGAATTAAAGGAGACGATACTCCAATCGCTCCGGGTGAGTTCCGAGACGTAGATATTCCGAGCGGCGCGATCCGCGACAACATTCTCCCGCTGCCGTACAAAGAGCCGAGTCAAACGCTGTCCATGCTTATGGACAAGATCGTTGAAGAAGGTCGCCGTTTCGCTGCGGTGTCGGATCTCAAGATCAGCGATATGTCCTCACAGGCTCCAGTCGGTACAACGCTGGCCGTGCTTGAACGTGTGTTGAAGGTCATGACTGCCGTGCAGGCTCGCGTGTACTACGCGATGAAGCAGGAGTTCAAACTGCTGGCAGGCATTATTCGTGACAACACCCCGGATGAGTATTCGTACGAGCCGGAGATTGGTGATCGCAAGGCTAAAAAGGCTGATTACGATGATGTCGATGTCATCCCAGTCTCAGATCCTAATGCCTCCACCATGTCGCAGAAGGTGGTGCAGTATCAGGCTGTACTTCAACTTTCTCAAACGGCTCCGCAACTCTACGACCTGCCTTATTTGCATCGTCAGATGATCGAGACGTTAGGCGTGAAGAATGCGGATCGCATTGTGCCATTGCCGGGTGATGCCAAGCCGCGAGACCCCATCACCGAGAACATGGATGTCATGACGGGTAAGCCGGTCAAAGCCTTCATGTATCAGGACCACGAGGCACATATTTCGGTCCACATGGCGATGGGACAAGATCCGAAGATGGCGCAGATGATCGGACAGAATCCGATGGCACAGCAGATTACGGCTGCTTTGCAAGCGCACATCATGGAGCACGTGGCGTTCCAGTATCGCCGCGAAATTGAGAAACAGCTTGGCGCGGCACTGCCGCCCTTGCCGCAGGATGATCGTGAAGAATACGACCTGCCGCCTGAGTTCGAGGCGCAGTTGTCGCAGTTGGCCGCTATGGCCGCAGCCCGTGTACTGCAGAAAGATCAGGCCGAGATGCAGATGCAGCAGGCTCAGCAGCAGATGCAAGATCCGCTTATCCAGATGCAGCAGATGGACTTGCAGATCAAGCAGCTTCAGGCGCAAACCAAAGCGCAGCAGATGCAGATCGAAGCGCAGATCCAACAGGCAGAGATCCAGCGCAAGCAGCAGAAAGACATCATGGACGCTGCCGCCAAGGCCGACGAGTTGGAGCTTCGCAAGGCAGAGATTTCTGGGCGTCAGCAGCTTGAGGCAGCGCGTCTCGGCGTAGACATCCAGAAGGATAAGGCTGCCCTGTCTGCCAAGCAGCAGATGGAAGGAGTACGCCTTGGCCTAGAGATAGGTAAGGCAAAGGACGACGCCGAGTTGCGGCGCAAACAGGTGGAAACACCAGCAGGTGAGTAATGGGTTATTCAAACGCTTTGGAATACCTTGAGGCCAAACTCAAGGACGAGCGCGTTTTAATTGTAGAAAACCTGATCCAAGGCAAATTGGATGAGGCGGAATACAAACGACTATGCGGGGCGTTACAGGGTCTCGACCTCGCGGTTGGCTATATCAAAGACCTTGCAAAGAGGATTGACGAAGAATGAGCAGCATTGACGTAGAAAAAACACAGGAAGAGGCCAAAAAAGCCCGACTCCTGCCGGAACCCAAAGGCTTTCGAATCTTGTGTGCTGTGCCGCACGTAGAAGAAGAGTTTGAGGGTGGGTTAATTAAGGCGGAGGACACCAAACGAGTCGAGGAGCAGACCACTGTGGTCCTCTTCGTCATCAAGATGGGTGACCTCTGCTACAAGGACAAGGACCGGTTTCCCACTGGCCCGTGGTGCAAGGAAGGCGATTTTGTCCTCACCCGTCCTTACTCAGGCACCCGCGTGGTTATCCACGGTCGGGAGTTCCGCATTATTAATGACGATACGGTGGAAGCGGTGGTCGAAGATCCCCGTGGAATCCGCAGAGCGTGAGGTAAATTAACATGGAACAATCAGAATTTAAGTTTCCACATGAAGCTGAACAGGAAACTGCTGAGGCTAGTAAGTCAGAGGCACAAGACGAATTTAAGGTCGAAGTGGTAGACGATACCCCGGTTGAAGATCGGAACCGTAAACCGCTTCCTAAAGAGATTGTCAACGAACTAGAAAATGATGACCTAGACGAATACTCCGAAAACGTTAAAAAGCGTTTGAGCCAGATGAAAAAAGTCTGGCACGACGAACGCCGCGAAAAAGAGCGTGCCCTGCGAGAGCGTGAGGAAGCCCTCCGGTTTGCCCAGTTGCGAGAGCAGGAGATTCGGCAGCTTAAACACCGGCTTGGGAATGGCGAGAAAGCCTATATCCACGAGGTAACTAAATCTGCCCAGAACGATTTGTCTGTGGCTAAGGAGCGGCTGAAGCAGGCGTATGAGGCTGGGGATGCTGAGCGCATTACCGAAGCCCAAGAAGCCCTCACTGAAGCTAAGTTTAAAGTTAAGCAATACGAGAACTTCCGGCCCTCTTTACAAGAAGAAGATTCAGGAGTACAACCGAATCAACAGTACCAAGTGCCCCCGGCACCTCAACCCGTTTTGGACTCAAAAGCCGAAGCGTGGAAGGATAAAAATCCGTGGTTTGGCACCGACGAGGAAATGACCGCCCTCGCCCTTGGACTGCATGAAAAACTGGTCCGGTCTGGAGTCGATCCGCGTAGCGACGATTATTACGACCGAGTGAACGCGACAATGAGAAAGCGTTTCCCTGACTACTTCAACGAAGAAGTAGAGGAAAAGCCGACTCAAACGAGAGAAGTTGAGAAGCCCTCTCGCACAAAACCAGCCAATGTAGTGGCTCCGGTAACGCGGGGAACCGCGCCGCGTCAGGTCCGCCTGACACCGACTCAAGTTGCTATCGCCAAGAAATTGGGTCTGAGCAATGAACAGTACGCACGTGAACTTATGAAACTGGAGATTAACTAAAATGGCTGAGAACAGACTTGCACGCGAACTCGAAAGTCGAGAATCCGCACAACGTAAAATGGCGTGGACCCCGCCCCAAACGCTCCCTGAACCGGAGCCGCAGGATGGTTGGGTGTTCCGCTGGATCCGGACCAGTATTATGGGTCAAGCAGACCCCACTAATACGTCTGCAAAATTTCGG